CAATCCCTCTAACATTGTATCATGCCCCCTGTGCATCATTTGAAAGGTTTTTGCGGGGTCTGCCTAGTCTGGAGTTCATCAGGGCCTCTGCCTTGAACAGTTCATCTGAGTCAATGTATCGGCTGGTATAGCTCAAGGCCCCCCAGTGGATCCAGTTGTAAATTGTGCGGCGTGATTTGTTGATCACCTGAGCGGCTTCATCAACCGTAAGTGCTTTGGTCATTTGGTTCCTTTCGTGTAGGTGTAAAAGGTAGCTTGGCGAGGGTGAAAAAGGTAGTGCTTACAATCGTTTAGCCCTCTAAACAATCGCAAGGGGTTTGATAACACTTGTAACCAATCGGTTACTATGGCGTTTGTGTCGTAAAAGTTACATTCCACTATTGTGGAGTCTTGTGCATTTTTGTGGATGCTGGCTTTTATGTTTTTGTGGATTGTCAGGAAACTACCGCTTTCGGTATAGTTCTGACATAAGTGCCAATTAGGTGCGAAGTATGCACTAGCTTCCCTGCCAATCTCTGACCGTGTTTTCTTAGTCAAAATCCCTGACCGTGTTTTCTTAGTCATCTTGTACATCTTGTACAACTTGAACTGTTCGAAAATTCCGAACTGTTGATCACTCATCTTGTGCCTCCTTACATCTTGTCTAGTAACACGATTGCCAAAAAGAACAGCGCAAACATTGCCATACCGACTGCCATCCCTGCACAGAATAAAACTCCGTTGAGAGGATGTCTACCCTCTCTGTGTCTACCTGTCATCTTGTCCCTCTCTGATTGTGTCCTCCAGCTCTTGGGCCGTATAAGGGTACTCAAGGGCCTCGATTATGGTTCGTCTAGCCTCTTTAGCCTGAAACACTTTGATGATCCGCTCACGCTCTAGCTCAATTCCAGCTTCATAGCCCAGTGTCCAATAAAGCTTGTTGCTGTCGTTGCTTTCATCAATCAACTTTTGCCTCTCTAATTGTTATAATTAGCTCTGCCATGCCGTAGCAAACTGAGTGGTCGCATACGCCCGAATTGTGAAAGTCAAAACAAATGCGGGCCTCAGCCATTTTGCTTATGCGCTCACGCTCTGCCTCAATGCCAGCCTCACGCCCTTTTGTCCAGAGGATTTTGCCGCTCATGTCTTTCATGTCAATCATTTTTGTCCTTTGAATAGAATCCCTGGCCCTTGAAGTGGGCATCAGAGAATGAATAGTTCCTGGTCATTGGTGTCATGCAATTTAGGCACCCTGGGACCTTGACCTGATCCATGGGGCTGTGAATTGTGATAGTTATAGGGCATGTTTTGCACCCAAATAGGTAGTTGGGCATCAGAACAGGCCCCCGTCTGCTTGAACTTTAGCAAACTCTGTTTCGGCGTGCTTGAGCCTAGCGGCTATAATCGGCAAGTAGTCCTCCGTCATTTCGATGCCGATGAAGTTAAAGCCGTTTAGGATTGCCGCCTTGCCTGTTGAGCCTGATCCCGTGAATGGGTCTAGAACTGTGCCGTTAGGTGGGGTTACCAGCTTCACTAAGTATTCCATTAGTGCGGTTGGTTTTACTGTTGGGTGAAAGTTCTGCTGTGGCTGAACGCCTTTTTCTTCGAAAGTTCCCATACCAGTTGATGACCTGTTATCGGGTCTTTTGATTGGCATTTCATCTAGCCCCTCATTCCTGTCACGCTTTGAGGCTTTTGCAACATAGAAAAAGCGTGATGCTCCACCGCTGTCTCCGTAATTCACTAAAGACTCTGACCTATCAGCCGAGCTATCCGATAACTTGTGTCCTACATTTGACCTAGGGGCAGCACCTATTTGCCTCTTGCTTTTAGCACTAAAACCGCTCTGCTCATCTAGTAACCCTGCCGTGTGTTCGTCAAGGATTATGTTTGCGGGCCAGCGGCCTTGAGCGTGTGACATTTCCCCATTTCTCCCCGTGCCAGCGCCAAGAGCAAATCCAGAATCTTTTTCATTTGGTCGAAGTTGTGGTTGCGGTTTAGAGGGTGGCGCACCCCCAACCCTGCTCCCGTCTATGTTCAGCGCCCCTGTGCCGTGTGTGAGAACATTGTGAGCGACTGTTCCTTCTAAGGGTTTGCGTGCAACGATTATGGGTTCGTGAGCTGGTTTTAGTGCCGTTCCCCAGCCGTTCCATTGTTCGGCTTCGGGTGTTGAGGGTACTGTTATGTCCACTTCAACCAATTTGGAGCCTCCGATTGTGCGTCTGTCTTTTTGATCTTTGTTTGCGATACCTGAAAACTTTGTTCCAGTGATTTCTCGGTCTGCCGCCTCAACTAAGGCCGCAAAAGGTGACAGCTCAGGCCAAGCTTTTATTATTTGGGCAAAAACCTCGGGCGATGGTGGCCTTTGCCCGCCCAGCCTGCCTTCAAACCAACTCCAGTTAGAGGACTTTGCGCAAAAAATTTCATCCGCTTTTGATTTGCTAATGTTTCTGGACTCTCTAGACTGACGTAATGCTTCACCGATTTTTTGAGCCATAGCAGCGCCCTTGCCACCTCGTTTGTCAATCGCCTTGCTAACATCTAGAGACTTCGGGAATCCGCTCCCATAAAGCCAAGCGATGTTATCTCGAATCTCAAAGCCAGAATCTTCAATGGCAACGGCTACTCGGTGAAAAGTGCGAGTGCCGCCGAATGAAAGCAAGTGGCCCCCTGGCTTTAGGACTCTTAGGCACTCAGTCCAAAGTTCTACTGAATAGGCAATCCCTGAGCTGTCCCATTTCTTGCCCATAAAGCCAAGCTCATAAGGTGGGTCTGTGACGATTGAATCCACCGAGTTATCTGGCAGCGTTGGCAGAATGTCCAGGTTTTTGCCGTGAAGAATAGTGAATGTCATTTTTTTAGGCTCTCAAGTAGGTATTGCATGTAATCAGTGGTCAGGCTTGGGTTCTCATTTATTCTGTCCAAAAGTAGGTCAATGATTCTTTGTTCGCCTTGCTTGCGGTAGTTTTCCCTAACCCTGTCAGCGTGTGATGTTGCTTGCAAGTCCATCATCAGACCCTCTCTCTCTCAGCCAGGTTGGCGTAAAATGCCATCTTTTCAGGCGGGATTACGAACCCGCAACTGTGGCACTTGACCTGGAGGTCATCACCAAACTCAGCTGGGGGGCTGTAGACCGTTTTCAGGTTACAACTGGGGCATGGTAGCAATGTGGCCCTTGATTTTTCCTCCAGCGGGTAGCGGTAGAGCGCTTGGCCAAGTGTTTTCACTAGGGGCATTAGATAAATGACCTCTTTGCGGTTGACCAGGTTGTCAATGTCCTGGTGTAGCGCTTGGCAGATCTCTTTTGCCTTTCCATAAATCTGGAAGTGGTTCCACTTTACTGGAATGTAACCACCTGTGAGGGCTTGCCACATGTCCTCAGCTAGTTGCCAAGCATCAAGGTTGAAAGGGGCTGGTGGGTCTTTTTTCAGCGGCTTGGGTGTATCCAGTTCCATGGGTGAGCGCATCACATAGATTTCCCTCAGATGCTGTAACGCATTGGGGGCCCCTTGTAGGGCACTTCTAAGGCCGTCATAACACATTGCACACAGCAAACCATAATTGGCCTCCATGGGGCTCTTGTGGCTTATGACACAGGCCCTAGTCATTGCTTAGCCGCTCCAATTCATCACTTATGTAAAATCGGGCCTTTTGTAGGTCCTCAATGCTGTCCCCTTTTAGCCCTGCCCGCCAAATGTATTTGACCGCATTGCCGAGGTTGAAATTCATGTGCCTGGTTATGTCAATGGCCTCAACCCCGCTTGGGTGGCTGGTGTAGTGCGCTGGGTGGTTTACTGGATCATCCATCACTTGACCATTTCGTAAAGTAGGCCCAGCTTTACCTGGACAGCGGCGTGTTCCCGTGTCTTAGTGGTGCCGTTGGCTTGGGCAATGTTCACGGTGGTCTGGAGTTCGCTCATGATTATCCTGAGCACTCTGTCACGCTCAGCGTTTTTGCCACGCTCTAGGCCCTCCACATAGTGCTGGGCGGCCACATCCGCTGGGATTGACTTACTTGATTGCATCTGTAACAACCTCCAAACAGCGGTCATAGCCA